GCCCGCCGCTCTCACCGTGGCCCGCACTGGTCCGGTTCCGAGGACGCCATCCTGATCGCGGCCTATGGCCAGCAGCCAGCGGCGTCCCTGGCCGCCCGGATCGGACGCACCACCGTCAGCGTCCGCCAACGGGCCCGCGTCCTCGGCCTGGCCCAGCCGGTCACCGCCCGCATTCGCTGGACCGCCGCGGCCGACGCCCAGCTCCGCGCGTCCTATGGCGACCGCACCGCGCGCGCCCTGGCCGTCGACCTGGGCACGACCGAGGCCGCCGTCTTTGCCCGCGCCCGCGTGCTGGGCCTGGCGCAATCCGGCATCAACCGGCCCTGGACGGCCGACGAGGACCGGCTGATCGGCGAGCTGTACGGCGCCCTCCCCATCCCGGCGCTGGCCGAGCGACTGGGGCGCAGCTACGACTCGGTGACGAACCGCATCCACGGGCTGGGGCTGACGCGGGAAACGACGGTGGCGCGGCGCGAGCAGCGTGACCAGGACGAGATCACTCGGCTGCGGGGCGAAGTGCAACGGTTGCAGGACCGGCCACCGATGGAACCCGCCTTCGCCCCCAGTGAGGACGCGCGCCGCCTGGCCGTGCTCGTGGCCTGGCGCCTCCAGGTGATCTCGGCCGCCCAGGCCGCCGTCGTCCTCGGCGTGCCCGTCGAGCGGCTGCCGGTCGAGCTGGGCCGGGCCGCGGCACGGGGGCTGGACGTGGTGACTGAGGTGCTGGAGGGGGGTGGCGGATGAGCGAACCAGAGTCAATTGAGCTTGATGGCGTGTCCTACGTGCCGCGCCTGTGGTTGCGGGGTCACCGTGATGCCCTGGATACCGCCCTGGCCCAACTGGCGCACGCTGAGCAGCAGTGGCAGGCGGCCGAGGCGCGGGTGGCGGAATTGGACGCGGCGGCGCGGGCGGTGGTGGCCGCATCTGACGCGATTGACCACGACATCTGCTATCAGGGCGTCATCTGCGCCATCGTGCCAGTGCAGGCGTGGCGCGCACTGGCCACGCTGCTGCCTGAGGAGGGCACATGACCCGCCGCTACCAGTGGTGGACGCCCGAGCGCACCGATACGCTCCGCAAGCTCTACGGCGTCATCCCCACCAGCCGATTGGCCGCGGTGCTGGAGACGACGCCCGAGGCGGTGCGGTTGAAGGCGTCCGCCCTCAGACTGCGGCGTGAGGCCAATGTCGAGGGGCGGGTGCTGGCGCTGCTCGACGAGATCGCCATCCTGCGGCGGGAGGTCGGATGAGCGTCCGCGAATATGGCGCCATGCACAGCTGCGACTACGCGCTGTTCGTCGTCGAGGAGAACAGCATCCCCGCCTATTTCACCGTGGACTGGCAGCCGATCACCAGCGGCATGTGCCCGCGCTGTGGCCGGCGGCTCATCCGCCGCCGCCTGCGGCCGCTCGCCCCGCCAACGGTGCGCGGGACGCCTGCCGCACGCTGACCCGTGCGAACCGTGCGAGATCTGCGAGATGTGCGAGATCTGCGAGAAAGTGCTTGATCGTGTGGTGTACGCTGTCCTCACGCTAGGCTGGTGTGCTGTCCCCAGGAGGCGGGCCTGATGCCGCGACCGCTGGCGCCCGCCGTCCGTGACCGCATCCTGGCCCTGCTGGCTGAGGGCCAGAGCTGCCGTGCCATCGCCCGCGCCGTTGGCTGCTCGATCTCGACCGTCTCCGGCGTGGCGGCCGCCGATGGTTTTTCGTTCGAACGTTCGCGCACGAAGAAAGCCGCGGCGGCCACGCGTGATTACGCCCAGGCGAACCGCCTCGCGCTGCTCAATCGCGGCTTCGAGAAGGCCGGGCACCTGCTCGACACCATCGACACGTCGGGCAGCTTCCAGCAATGGACGGTGGCCGTCGCGGTCCTGATCGACAAGCGCCGGCTCGAGGACGGGGAGGCGACCAGTCGCAGTGATGTCGTCAGCACTGACGCCCGCGACCGACTCGCTAGCCGCCTTGATGAGCTGTCTGCCCGCCGCGACGCGCACCGCGCTGCTGGCTGAGTTCTCCGACAGAGAACTCGCCGACCTTGAAGCCGACTGGCAGTTCTGGGCGCGACCCGAGCAACTGCCCCCAGCCGGCCAGTGGCGGACCTGGCTCGTCATGGCCGGCCGCGGCTTCGGCAAGACGCGCACCGGCGCCGAGTGGACCCGCGCCAGCGCCCGCTCCTTCCGCTACGTCAACATCATCGGCGCCACCGCCGACGACGCGCGTGACATCATGGTCGAGGGCGAGAGCGGCCTGCTGGCCATCTGCCCCGTCCACGAGCGCCCCGTCTATCTCCCCAGCAAGCGCCGGCTCGACTGGCCCACCGGCGCCACCTCGCTCATCTTCACCGCCGACGAGCCCGAGCGGCTCCGCGGCAAGCAGCACGAGCGGCTGTGGGCCGATGAGGTCGGCGCCTGGCGCTACGCCGAGGCCTGGACGCAGGCGATGCTCGGGCTGCGCCTCGGCACCGACCCGCGTGTTGTCGCCACGACAACGCCCCGCCCCACCCCGCTCATCCGCCAGCTCATCGACGACCCCTCCACCACCGTCACCCGCGGCAGCACCTACGACAACGCCGCCAACCTGGCGCCGGCCTTCCTCCAGACCATCATCCGCCGCTACGAGGGCACCCGCCTGGGGCGCCAGGAGCTGCTCGCGGAGCTTTTGACAGACGTTGACGGCGCGCTCTGGACGCATGCCATGCTGGATGCCCACCGGATCCAGGTGGCGCCCGACATGGCGCGCATCGTGGTCGCCATCGACCCGGCCGTCACCAGTGGTGAGCAGGCCGATGAGACGGGCATCGTCGTGGCCGGCAAGGGGGTGGACGGGCACGGCTACGTCCTTGCCGACCTGACGTGCCGGCTCTCGCCCGATGGCTGGGCCCGGCGCGCCGTCAATGCCTATCACGCCTACGAGGCCGACCGCCTCATCGCCGAGACGAATAACGGCGGCGAGCTGGTCAAGCAGACGATCCATACCGTCGACCGCCGCGTCGCCTACCGGGCCGTCACGGCCACCCGCGGCAAGCGAGTGCGGGCCGAACCGATCGCCGCGCTCTACGAGCAAGGACAGGTGCATCATGTTGGCTCGCTGCCGGCCCTCGAGGACCAGATGACGGCCTTTGTGCCGGACAATTACGATGGCAGCCCCGATCGGGTCGACGCCCTTGTTTGGGCGCTGACCGACCTAATGGTGACCGGCGCGGGTCCGTGGCGAGCTATCTAGACCGCGTCGTCACGGCCACTGCGCAGGCGTGGCGGTCGCTCAAGGCCCGCACGCTGACATTCGTCGGGAACCAGCCGCAGTGGCGCACGGTGCGGCTCGGCCGGACGCGCTACTCCTACGCCGGCGCCGTCGGCGATGGCCGCGGCAATGCCGCCCTGATGGCCGTCGTCCTGTGGGTCTGCCGCACCTTCCCCGAGGCGCCGATGCTGGTGCAGATCCGGCGCCGCAGCGGCGACATTGAGCCGCTGCCCGACCACGCGCTGACCCAGCTGATCGACACCCCGAACCCCCACTACCCCGGCGAGCTGCTGTGGTGGGCCACGCTGGCCGACTGGATGCTCACCGGCAATGCCTACTGGCTCAAGGTCCGCAGTGGCGCCGGCCGCGTCGTGGAGTTGTGGTGGCTGCCCGCCGCGACCGTGACACCGAAGCGACCGGATGACGGCAGCCAGTTCGTCAGCTATTACGAGTACGTGCCCACCGGCACCGTCAACGTCCGCTACCCCCCCAGTGAGATCGTCCACTTCCGCTACGGGCTCAACCCCGCCGACGGCGGCCTGACCGGCAGCAGCCCCGTCGCCGCCCTGCTGCGGGAAGTCTTCACGGACGACGAGGCGGCCAACTACTCCGCCTCGCTGCTGCGCAACCTGGGCGTGCCCGGCGTCGTCGTCAGCCCGGCCATCGAGGGTGGCGCCACCACCGAGGACCTGCGCGCCAGCAAGCAGGCCTTCATGAGCGCCTTCGGCGGCGACAACCAGGGCGAGCCGCTGTTCATGTCCGGCCCGACGAAGGTCGAGGTGCTGTCCTTCAACCCCGAGCAGTTGCAACTCACCAGCCTGCGCCGCATCCCGGAGGAGCGCATCAGCGCCATCTTCGGTGTGGCGGCCGTCGTCGTCGGCCTGGGCGCCGGCCTCGATCGGTCCACATACAACAACTACAAAGAAGCGCGTGAGGCGGCCTACGAGTCCAATGTCATCCCCACCCAGCGCCTGCTGGCGGCGCAGTTGCGCTCGCAACTGCTGCCCGAGTTCGGCGACGTGAACCGCCTCAGCATCGGCTTCGACCTGGCCGCCGTGCGTGTGCTCCAGACCGATGAGAACGAGCTGGCGATCCGCGTCGATACCCAGCTGCGCGGCGGCGCCATCACACTGGACGAGGCGCGGGCGATGCTGGGCAAGCCGCCGGTCGAGGGTGGCCACGGCAACGTCTTCTACGTGCCCACCCGGAATACGGTGACGCCGGCTGACGAGCTCGATGCGCCGCCCGAACCCATGCCCGCGCCACTGGCGCTCCCGCCTGGTGAGGCGCCTGATGAGGCCGAACAGGACGAGGACGAGGACGTACAGGCCGCGGCACGCCGTCACCAGGACGCCAATGGGCATAAGGCGCCTGCCCTGGTCGGCGGGAGGATGAACTGATGCATGACGTGAAGCACATCACCACTAGCGCCGAGTTCAAGGCCGACGGCCCGACCGGCAGCCTGCGCGCCGTCATCAGCACCTTCGACGTGGTCGACATGGACGGCGACGTGGTGGCCGCGTCCGCCTTCACCGACGGCCAGGCCGTGCCGCTCGTCTGGGCCCACGATTGGTCACGCCCGATCGGCAAGGGCGCCATCAGGGTAGAAGCCAATCGCGCCGTGTTTGACGGCCAGCTCTTCCTCGACACCGCCGATGGCCTGAACGCCTTCAACACGATCAAGGGCATGGGCGACCTCCAGGAATATTCCTGGGGCTTCCGCATCCTCGATGCCGAGCCGGTGTCGAAGCAGGGCGTGGACGCGCGCTGCATCACCAAGGCCGAAGTCTTTGAAGCCAGCCCCGTGCTCGTGGGCGCCGCGGGTCGCGGGCGCACGCGCACGCTCAGCCTGAAGGGCGAGGGGCTGGACTACGACACGCACGCGGCGCAGACGCTCGGCGCCGTGGAAGAGTTCGTGGAGCGCACGCGGTCTGGGTCAGACCTCCGGGTGAAGCGGGGACGGCCCATCAGTGAGGCGCGGCGAGTGCGGATGGCGTCAGTCCGGGACGGACTGCGCGGCCATGCCGACGAGGTCGACGCGATGCTGCTGGAAACAGCCGAACCTGAGGCGCCCAAATCCTATGTGCCAGATGGCGGGTCGCCTGAGGCCAGGCACGCTTCGGCTGCGCTCAGCGCGAGCGCGCCGGCACCCGACGCCGATCTCGTCGCCATCCGCGAGGAACATGCGCGGCGCATGGCCCGCTACGGCGTGGACGAGCACGGCCTCATCCGCTAGGAGCAGAGCATCATGGCACAGCGGTCATCCCTGGTTGACGTCCGAGAAGAACTGGCCGAGCGGTCGCGCCAGCTCAACGACATCATGCGCGAGGCCGGTCCCGACCTGGACCTGGCGCTCGTCACCAGCATCAATGGCGACACCGCCTACAAA